TAAAGGACAACCTTGTATCTCTTGTCTATTGAAAAATCATTGTGGGGGATGGAATAGAATTTATGCAGAGGCTTTTAATTTTGAAGGACTGAGGGCGATTAGGAAGATTCCCAACGAATTAAAGAGCGCAGTAAACAAAAGAGGCGGATTATTTGATCTTAATCCTGCAAATCAGTTTATGGAGAGTAAGGAATAATTGAATGGCACAAAAAATGACTATATCCATTTTGATTGCAAACTATCAAGGACATGAGGCTGTAGAGCTCTGCATAGAGAGCATTTTAAAGCGAACCGTCTATGACAGTTACAAAATAATCGTATTGGACTCCTCCCCCAAGGATAGCGGTGATAAGGAATATTTAAGATATCAACGGGATAAAAACAATATTGAGCTTATGGAAAGTGAAGTAAAACTCGGTCATGGAGCTACTCTTTCAAGGCTTCTTCAGCGATGTGATACAGATTTTGCCTGTCTCTTAGACAGCGATTGCGAGATTTTAACAGGGGATTGGTTATCTATATTAGCTGGATCATTAAAAGGAAAAAACGATTTGGGAGTTGCAAAATTAAGAACGCCTTGGATTGGTGCGGGTTATTGGTGGGCTCCAACATATTGGCCTTGTGTTATGTTCCTCAATGTCAAGCTCTACAGAGAATTTGAAGGTGAAGATGATTGGTCTCGAAAAAACATCAACTTTGATGAGTACAAGTATAAGCACTTATTTAAAGATTTTAAGGGCAAGTCGAAAGGAAATATTATCAGCAGGGATACGGCATGGCGGTTCACCGAGAAAGTGCTTTTTGAGACGGACAATAGATATAAAATACATCCGATGCCTCTGAATTTCTGGGACACAAGAGTTAAGCACTATGGTGGCATAACCCGCAATCATTACCGGCCTGACCATCCTGTAATGATACCTAGGTGGAAAATAATAAAGGAAAATCTCACAAAATTAAGGAACAGCAAATGATATCTATTCTTTCCGTAAATTATAATTGTATTGACTGGGTGAAATTATTGATAAATTCTGTAAGGAAATTTACCAATGTTCCCTATGAGATTATTATCATAGATAACGCTTCTGAGGATGGCTCTGCTGAATGGCTGAGAGCACAAAAAGACATTAAAGCTATTTTTAATGAGAAAAACATAGGACACGGAAGGGGATTGGATTTAGGAATAAAATCGGTAGCCTATAATTATTGTTTAGTTTTAGATATTGATGCACATCTTCAGCGATTGGGATGGGATCATGACTTCATTAGGCTATATTCAAATCCTAAAATAAAACTCATAGCAGCTAAAGGCGGTGATACCAGGAAGACAAAGCCAATTCATGCCTGTTTTCAGTTTTTTGAGACAAAATTCTTTATTGATAACAAATTGAGTTTCACCCCAAGGGATGGTCATGACGTGGGGCGCAAGAATTATTATGATGTAATTAATTTAGGCTATGAGGTCTTGAGAATTCCTGCTGGGTATGAACCGGATAAAAAGAAATTCTATGATGGAGCCTGGGGCGACGAATATTACATTAATGATAAACGGACAATTTATCATAATTGGTATTCCAGCAGAATGTGGAAAAAAGAGAAGGTAGATAGTTTAACAAAAGAAGAATTTAAAAAGAGAAAATCAATTATATTTAATCAACCCTTGGTTAAGGAGATTTTGAATTATGAAAAAAAATAGATTAGAAGATACCGCAATACTGGTGACGACTTTTCTAAGGGACAAGTGCCTTTTCCGTTGCATCGAATCCATAAGAAAATATTATCCTGAAATAGTTGTTTTCATTGGCGACAATGGAGATTCGGATAAGGAAAAAAGTAAGTTCTGCCGGCAGCAACAATGCAAGCTATTTCAGCTTCCTTTTGATTTGGGAGTGAGCGGTGTCCGGAATGAAAGCATCAAGTTAATACCGAAAAAATATAAAAATATAGTCATTTGCGAGGAAGACATTATTTTTACTGAGGGAACTAAATTAGAGAAATGGAAAGAAATTCTCAACAAGGAAAAAGATATAGGAATCATAGGTGGCTTGCTCAAGACAGGCGAGGTTAAAGAACAGCATTATGAAGCCAATACAAGAATTGAGAAGGATACGCATTATATTGAAAAAATTGAATATCCCGATTGGAAGAGGCTCGGGAAAATGAGGTATTTTCTATGCGATTTGATACTGAATGTCTTCATGATGAGGCGAGCTGTTTGGGACGAATGCCAATGGGACAATCAGTTCAAGACGGCATTTGAACATGCGGATTTTTTCCTACGCATAAAACATGATACGCCCTGGAAGGTTGCCTATACTCCGGATACATGGATGTACCATAAGAAAGACATGAGATTAAACACTGATTATGCAAAATACCGCGGAAGACCCGCTGGCTGGTCACTTTTCGGAAAGAAATGGAATGTAAAATATTCCGTATCATCATATAACAGAACAAACCCCATTGCTTTTGATTCCATGCTCCCGAACTACAACACAATGGATGAGAATTTAGAACTGGCAATTAATATCCTCAACAGCCATAAATGCAAATGGTGGCTAGAGGCCGGTACTTGCTTAGGGGCAATAAGGGATAACAATTTCATTAGCTGGGATCCTGATATAGATATCGGCCTTGAAGGACGGCATGTAATTCATTGGAAAACCTTTATAAAAGAATTTCAAGAGGCCGGATTCAGTCTATATAAGGAATGGGAACACAAGGGCAAGAAGACTGAACTAAGTTTCAAGAGGAAAGGTATAAAGCTTGATTTGTTTTTCTTTTATCGCAAAAACAAATCTTACTGGCATGGTGTTTTCGGGCCTGATGAGAAGGGGCGATGGGGCAAGAATATGGTCTTTATACCCGTTGTTTTTTCAGGGCATCTTTTTTCTAATCTCAGAGAGATGTTTTTTCGCGGGAAAAGATGTTTTGTCCCCCATCCCGTAAAGCGATATCTTGTGGAGCGATACGGAGAGGGCTGGAGAAAGCCTGATAAGGATTATAAATACTGGAAGGATTGCAAGGCTATTGATAGGAGTTTTTTAGATAGAAAGAAATCTAGATTAAAAAGTGATCCCAAAATAATCGAGACGGATAATAATAAAATAGCAATCGGTATTAAAACATTTCTCAGAGAGGCAAGTCTTTTTAAGACTTTGGATGCCATTAAAGAAAAGTGTCCATTCCCCTATAAACTCTATATCGCCGATGATGGTTCAATCTCTGAAGAGAAAGAATATGTTTACCAGGAGCTTGAGGATCAAGGTCACGAAATAATAAAACTTCCCTTTAATAGCGGAATTTCCGTTGGAAGGAATGAAATCATTAAAAAATCGAAAGAAGATTATATACTAATTATGGACGATGATATAGCGCTATGCGATTTTATATCGATAAAAAACATGAAAAGGGTTCTGGATGGCAATGAAGACATAGGGCTTTGTTCTGGAAGGCTGGTTTCTGAGAATGGCGATTATATGGTAAATTCAAACTATCAGAGAGGTCTGCGTTTTGAGCTTGATCGAGGAATGCTTTTCAGATATCCGAGCATTAAAAGATTGCATAAAACAGAGGGTATTATGTTCATTTATGCGGATCAGGTCGTCAATTTCTTCTTGGCAAAGAGAGCCGTTTTCGATGACATTAGGTGGGATAATCGCATTAAAGTGGAATGGGAACATTTGGATTTTTTCCTTCAATTAAAGAAAACAAGGTGGAAGGTTGCTGCCTGCTTGGATGCTAAAGCTATTCATCTGAAGTTGGAACATGATTCAACTTATAATTATCACAGAAGAACATCGTCAAGCAATTATTTTAATAATAAACACGGGATACACAGGGTTATAAATAGGTTCCAATAAAATGTTAATAAGAAAATTAGGATTTTCAGCGCTTTTGACAGCGGTTTATAAACGGCTTATGGATACTCCAATATTATGCAACGGCAAAACTCTTTTATTTTATAATCATGTGCCAGCAAATACAGCATATCCTTACCATGTAATTGGCAAGCTGATGGGAGTACGATCCGCAGAGTTTACGACTAGAGATACGGCCGGAGAGGACAATGCTTTTCAAATAGACAGCTGGGTGGATCAGACCTCCGGATTGGGTGATAAAGCCTGCTCTGACATGCAGAATACTATTATACAGAGCTTAACTGCATCTGCATTGGATATAGAAAATTATTATGCTATACATTTTTATCTGGATTATGCAGAGATTATGCTTGATCCGGAGAATCCGGAGTTATTTTTGAGACATGGACTTTTAAGATTTCGGCAGGATATGTCACCAACGAGTTGAAAAATGAGACTACATCATAATAAAAATTGGTTACACCAAAAATATATAGAAGAAAAATTATCTACAATAGAAATTGCAAAAATCTGTGGAGTTTATGATCAGTCAAAAATTTGCAAATGGCTAAAAAGACATAATATAAAAGCAAGAAGTCGAAAGGAAGCGCAAATTGAAAGATACAAAAAAGAGAAAAGTCCCTTATTGGGCAGAAAACTTCCAGATAAAACTAAGGAAAAAATAAGCAAAGCCTTAAAAGGAAAATATATAAAAGAAAAAAATCATATGTATGGGAAAAAAGGGGAGGCTCATCAAAGATGGGGAATAAAACATACCGAAGAAATAAAAAAAATAATAGGAGATAAAAGTAGGGGGCGGAAACAATCAAAAGAAACAATAGAAAAACGCATAAAACACTTAAGGGGAAAAAAGAGGCCGCCTTTTTCTCAAGAATGGAAAGATAATATATCAAAAGGTATTAAGAAATTATGGGCGAATCCAGAATATGTAAAAACAATGTTATACAGTAGGAATGGACGACCCACAAAGCTGGAAGAAATGTTTAATCAAATGACGCCTGATATCATTTATTATGTAGGGAATGGTCAATGGTGGAGAACCTTACCGAATGGCAAGCATAAAAATCCCGACTTTAAAATTAAAGACCAAAGTAAAGTTATAGAAATTCATGGTGATTATTGGCATCGAGATGATGACCCCAAAGAATTAATAGACTTATATAGAGAAATAGGAATTGATTGTTTAGTTATCTGGGAACATGAAATTTATAAAAAACCAGATATTGTTTTAGAGAAAGTAAATAATTTTTTAAGATTTCGGCAGGATATGAGTCCTGTTTAGAAATAAATATTTTTTTTAGGAGGTTTAAAATGAGTGCTACACAAGGAATGGTAGGTCATTTAGCAACTCTCACCGTAGAGGGTGCAGCAATTGCAGAAAGCACAGACTTTGCTCCCCACTTTGGACAGGCTACGGTTGACTTAACCAATAGGGATGGTGCATATTGGCGACAGTTGGTCTCTTCGACTAGGGATTGGTCTATATCTGGAACTGGAAATTATTTTACTGGAAACATAGGTAAAAAGGTACTTGTTGAGCATTGGCAAAATCGTGATACGAATCTCGGCTCACTTACTCTCACGGTTATTTTTACTTTTGCCGATGGCGCTATAACAGCAGAAGGTCAGGCTATTCTGACGTCTCTTGATTTTCCTTCTCCAGACGCTGGTGCTGCTGTATTCAGTTTCACGCTTGAAGGAACCGATGCATTAGATATTTCTGCAAGCTAAAGAAGAAAAAGGAGGCAAGGATTATGCCAATTGTTAAATCTATACCTATTCAGCTAGACAAAAAAAGGCGACTTTGTTTTGATTTCAACGCCTTTGCAGAGCTTCAGAGAGAGTGCGGAATATCATTTCTTGATTTACAGAAATTCGTTAATATCGCCGAGGCAAGTAAAAGTGGAAAAGCAGGAATAACGCTGCCATTTTATGAGCTGCGAGGTTTCATCTGGGCAGGACTACTTGACGAAACACCTGATATTACACTAAAAGAAGTTGGGAAGATATTGGATGGTTGTTTCTTAGAGCAGCCGGAAGAATTGGGGGCGAGCTTGATGAGCGCAATCATGCAGAGCACGTTTTTTAAGAGACCGGGAAAAAACGCGATACGGCAGAAGACAGTGAAGAAGAGGACTGGAGCAAAAAAGACTACATCGAAGAAAACTACAACCTAGCCCTGAAGATTGGGCTTCTGCCTTGCGTGTTTTGGAAACTAAAGCCGGTCGAGCTTGCTGAGATAGTGGAGGCGCATTTTGATAGAGAAAGAGAGAAGGATAAACAAGAGTGGAGACGTGCGGCTTTTCTTGCCTCCTGGATTATCAATACGGCAGGCAAGACTTATAAGCGGGATGTTGGTGCAAAGGAATTAATTAATTTTAAAGATGAGGTTAAGAAAAAGGATATAAAGCCATTGAGCCCAGAAGAGGAGGAGAAGAGAGTGCAGGGGATATTGCAGTTTCATAAAAAGAAATTCTGGGGTCTTCTAAAGACGGACAAGGATGGTAAGGTTAAGATTTTTGATGAGGAAGACTATAAAGCTTTGCATGCGAAAGTGAGGAAAAAATAATGGGAAAAGTAGGCGAACTCTTCATAGTTCTTGATACAAAATTAGACCGCTTTAATAAAGGAATGTCCGACGCAGAGCGGGCTATGGTGAGGGTCGGGACAAAATTCACCGCTATTGGCAAGAAACTTACAATGATGGTGACTTTGCCTATCCTTGCCATAGGTGTGGCTTCGGTTAAAGCTTTTGCCGATTTTGATAAAGCGATGACTGAATCGCTT